GGCGAGATGCCCAAGTTTGTCGAGTTCGGCGAGTCCGCCACCAAGGGCCGTGCTGTGGACGGCAAAGAGATCAACCCCCTGCTGGCCGACGCGGAAGCGCGGGCAGCGGCCAACTAACCCGAAGGAGTTTTCATGACGACCCAAACCCTTGCCGCGCCGATCTCCGATCTGGTGCTGGTGGAAGTAAATCCGGCCTGGAGCCGCGAAGCTGCAACTCTGGCCAGCGGCGCCCTGGTGCAGCCGGGCACGGTGCTGGCTCACGTCGGCGGCAAGTACCAGGCCATCGACTTTGCCGGTTCCGGCGGCGCCGAGAAGGCTGCGGCGGTCGCCTACGAAAAGGTGGATGCCGCGGCAGCGGACAAGAAGGGCGTGGTGCTGGCCCGTGGCGCGGTGGTGGATGTAGCGGGCCTGATCTGGCCCGCCTACGCCACCGATGCCGAGAAGGCTGCCGCCCTCGTCGAACTGGAAGCGCGGGGCATCGTCGCCCGTGCCGCCCTCTAACACAAAGGAGCTATGCCATGAATCTGGCCGATCTGTTTAACGTAACAACGCTCACCGCTGCGGTGAACAAGCTGCCCGCCATGCCCGGCAAGGTGGGTGCAATGGGGCTGTTCGACGAAAAAGGCATCGCCACCACCACGGTGACGATCGATGAGCAGGAAGGCCGCCTGATCCTGGTGCCCAACGCCTCGCGCAACGTCGATGGCCAGCCCATGAAGGGCGGCAAGCGCCGCCGCCGCGTGTTCGAGGCTGCCCACCTGCCGCTGACCGCCCAGATTCTGCCGGGCGACCTGCAAAACATCGCCCCCTTCGGCCAGGACACCGTGGCCAACAGCCAGGCGGTGGTCATCAACAACAAGCTGCAGGAGCTGAAGAACAGCATCGAGGCCACCCGCGAGTGGCAGCGCGTGGGCGCCCTGCGCGGCAAGATACTGGACGCCGACGGCGCGGTGATCTACGACCTGTACGACGAGTTCGGCGTGACCAAGAAATCCATCAACGTCGCCTTCACCTCGGAAGCAACGGAAGTCCGCAAGTTCTGCCTGGATGCCAAGCGCTGGGCAGAAAAGAAGCTCTCCGGCGTGATGGTTACCGGCTTCCGCGCCTTCTGCGATGCCACCTTCTTCGACGCGCTGACAGCCCATGCTTCCGTACAAAAAGCGTATGCCGCCTACCAGGAAGCGCAAGACCGCCTCGGCGGCGACATGCGCAGCGGCTTCCGCTTCGGCGATATCGAGTTCGTGGAATACGACGTGACGGTGTCCGGCCAGAAGTTCATCCCGGAAGGCGTGGCCCAGGTATTCCCGGTGGCTCGCGGCGCCTTCGCCATGTACAACGCCCCGGCCAACTACAACGAGACGGTCAACACCCTTGGCCAGCCGTACTACGCCAAGGCCGAGGCCCGCAAGATGGGCAAGGGCTGGGACCTGGAAGTGCAGGCCAACCCGCTGGCCCTGTGCCTTTTCCCCGAAGCCCTGGTCGAGCTGAAGGCCGTCTAAATGCGCTACTGCACCCTCGAAGACCTGAACCTGGCGATCCCGGCCCGGACGCTGGCGCAGTTGTCCAACGACACTTCGCCCGCCACGGATCCGAATCTCCCGGTCATCGAGCGTGCCGTGGCGCACGCCGAAGAGGTGATCGACGGCTATCTGCGGGGGCGCTACGACCTGCCGCTCAAGGATGTGCCGACGGTGGTGCGCGAGCTGACCGTCAGCATCGCCCGGCATTGGCTTTACGCCCGCCGCCCGGAAGGCAAGGACGATCTGCCCCCGGCGGTGGTGCGTGCCTACAAGGCGGCGATGGACATGCTGACGGCTATCCAGAAAGGCGCGCTGACCATCGGCGTGCAGGCCACGCAAGGGGCGCAGCCGGAGCCGGGAAAGATGCGGATGAAGACCAGCGGGCCACGCCTCTTTGGGCGAGCAACCCTGGATAAATACTGATGAGCGAAACAACGATACCCAACACCAGCGAGGCCCTGGAAGAGGCGGTGATTAGCCGGCTGCAAGCCAGGCTGCCGGAGCTGGAGGTGGAAGCCTTTCCCGACGACCCGGACGAATACCGGCTGAATCACCCGCTGGGTGCGCTGCTGGTGCGCTACCACGGCAGCAAGTTCGGGCCGCTGCTGGATACCGATCTGGTGGTGCAGGATCGGGCGATGGCGGTGGAAGTGACGCTGGTGTTCCGCAGCCTGAACGGTAAAGAAGGCGTCTACGCCTATCTGGAGGCGGTACGGCTGGCGCTGGCTGGCTTCCAGCCGCCGGCCTTCGCCAAGCTCAAGCCCATCGGCGAGGAATTTATTGCCCAGGGCGGCGGCGAGTGGCGGTATGCCATCGACTTTATGACCACCACCACGGTGATCGAAGAAGGCGAACCGGACGACGCCCCGCCCATCGCCAAACTCACATTTACAGGAGAGCTTTATGACGATGTTCAAGTATCAAGGCCCGGTTGATTCGAGCGTCACGCTTAAGGTCGACGGGCAAGACCGGGATGTAGTGCTGTTCCGTGGCCAGACCGTTGATCTGCCGGAAAGCCATGACTATGTGCAAACGCTGGTGGCGCTGGGACACCTGGCGCCCGTCGCCATCGAGGCCGCAGCGCCCGCTGTTGAATCCGAAACCGTCAAGAAAGGAGCCAAGTAATGGCTGCAAACTACCTGCATGGCTGCGAATCCATCACCATCAAGGATGGCCCGCGCCCGGTGAAACTGGTCAAGTCGGCGGTGACCGGCCTGGTGGGCCTGGCTCCCATCGGCCCGGTGAACGTGCCGACGCTGATCGCCGCCGACAAGGACATGGCGCAGTTCGGCGTTGATCTGCCGGGCTTCACCATCGTCTCGGCCCTGGATGCCAACTTCGACCAGGGGCGGCCGACGGCGGGCGTGGTCATCGTGATCAACGTGCTCGACCCGGCCATCCACAAGACGGCGGTGGCCAACGAAAGCCTCACCTTCGACACGGCCACCGACCTGGCCAGGCTGGTGCATCCGGCGGTATCCGACCTGGTGCTGAAAAGCAGCGACGGCGCCACCACCTACGCGGCGGGCACGGACTTCACCCTGGATGCCGTGACCGGGACGCTGACCCGCAAGGTGGGCGGAGCCATCGCCCTGGGCGCGACCGTGAAGGCGACGAGCTACACTTACGCCGACCCGACCAAGGTAACGGCTGCGGACATCATCGGCGGCATCGATGCGGCGGGCCTGCGCACCGGGATGCAGGCATTCCTGGACACCTTCACCCTGATGGGGTTCTTCCCCAAGCGGCTGATCGCCCCGGTGTTCTGCACCCTGAACAGCGTGTCCACCGAGATGATCGCGATGGCCAACCGCCTGCGGGCACGGGCTTACATCGATGCCCCCATCGGCATCACCCCGGCCCAGGCGATCGCCGGGCGCGGCCCGGCGGGCAGCATCAACTTCAACACCTCGGCAGGCCGGGCGCGACTGTGCTACCCCCATGTGAAGGTGTATGACAAAACGGCCAACGCAGACCGCCTGGAGCCGCTCTCGCAACGGGCCGCCGGACTGGGTAGCGCGGTCGACATCGAGAAGGGTTACTGGTGGTCGCCTTCCAACCAGGAGATTTATGGCCTCACCGGGGTGGAGCGCACCATCAGCGCCATGATCAATGACCCGAACTGCGAGGCCAACCTGCTCAACGAGGTGGGCATCACCACGGTGTTCAATAACTTCGGTACCGGCCTGCGCCTGTGGGGCAACCGCATGGCGAGCTGGCCGACCGACACCCATCCGTCCAACTTCGAGAACGTGCTGGCCACCGGCGACATCATCGACGAGTCGATCGAGTATTTCTGCCTCCAGTTCATCGACCAGCCGGCCACTAACGCCTGGATCGATGCCATCACCGAGAGCGTGAACGGCTTCCTGCGCAAGCTGGTGGGCGACGGCGCGATCCTGGATGGCCGCTGCTGGTTCGACCCGGCGGAGAACACGGTGGAAGAAATGGCCGCAGGGCACTTCGTCTTCAGCCGCGACTTTATGCCGCCGACGCCGGGCGAACGGATCACCCACAAGACGCGGGTGAATATCAACTACCTGAAAAACCTCGGGCAGAAATAAGGAGCGGACATGGCTATCAATATCAACCGAATCACCAACGCCAACATCTATCTGGATGGCGGCTCGCTCCTGGGCAAGGCCGAGGAGATCAAGCTGCCCGACGTGACGGCCAAGATGAGCGAGCACAAGGCCCTGGGCATGGTCGGCACCATCGAGCTGCCCTCCGGCTTCGACAAGATGGAGGGAGAGATCAAGTGGTCATCCTTCTACAAGGACGTGATGGCGAAGGTGGCCAACCCGTTCAAATTCGTCTCGCTCCAGGTGCGCTGCAACGTGGAAACCTACGGCACACAGGGGCGCACCGAGCAGAAGTCGCTGGTCACCTTCCTGACCGTGGCCTTCAAGAAGAACCCCGGCGGCACCTTCAAGCAGCACGACAACGCCGAGTTTCCCACCAGCTTCGCCTGCTACTACATCAAGCAGGTGCTGGACGGCCAGGACGTGATGGAGTTCGACGCGATGAGCAACATCTACAAGGTGAATGGCGAAGATCAGCTCGCCAATTACCGCGCCAACATTGAGTAAGAAAGGAATTTGCAATGGCTGAAAAAACCAACCAGAAACCCGAAGTGCTGAAGGAAGTCACCCTTCCTACCGGCGCCAAGGCCACCTTCTACCGCCGCAAGGGCATTGCCCTCATGAATGCCCAGCGCAAGGCCAGCGGCGATTCGTCCCGTGTCACCTTCGCCCTGCTCTCCGAAATCGTCGAGGTCGATGGCAAGCCCTGCCTGATGGAAGATTTCGACGAAATGGAGCTGTTTGACGTGATAGCTCTCTCCGAGGAGCTGGGCGAGATGGGAAAGCCTGGCCGGACACCCAAGCCCTGATCCAGATGGCAGAGACCGTGCATACCGGTCTCGACCGCCTGGCTGAAATGGACTTGGCCGATCTGGCGTACTGGTGCCAGGAGACCCGGCGATACCTGGAAGCGAAAGCCGAGGCCATGCAGGACCGGATGCAGGAATGAAGAGGCCCGCGCAATGCGGGCATTTTTTATGGTTTGCACAAATTCGCAAACTGAACTTTGTGCTTGATCGATCTGTTTTAAAGCGGTTTAAAAGACGCGCTTGATGGGGCCTTCGATACTACCGCCATTGATGCCAGGCGGTGGGGCGCGGATGGCGGCGGCGGACGGGGGAAAAGCGGTTCTTTACCCACCGGCTGCCTGCCGCGATCAGCGGACGGCCAACGGTGGTGATGAGCAGAATAGCCGCCACGAAAGCCGCGCCGATGACTGCAACAGTGAAAGTCAGTCCGATGGCAGCCGCCAGCAGCACAGCAACTCCGGCCACCAGCGAGGGAGCCAGTAAGTAGGCGAAACCGAATTTCAGCAAATTGTTCATAATTAGGAGTATAGACCATGTCCGCCAGTTTGATGACCATCGGTCTGATGCTCAAAGCCTACGACCAGATGTCGGCGGTGGTGTCATCGGCATCGAGCAAGTCGATTGCCAGTCTTGGCCAGGTGCAGGAGAGGTTCAAGAGTCTCTCAGACCAGGCAGAACATTTTGGCCGCGCCACGCTGGCCAGCGGGATGATTGCAGCTGGCTCCGTGGCCAAGCCCCTGCAAGCCTTCGCCCAACTGGAGGATGCTACCACCGACCTCAAGGTGGCCATGATGGACAGCCTGGGCAAGGTGCCCGGTCAGTTTGAGGCCATCAACAAGCAGGCCATCCAGCTGGGGAATCTACTGCCCGGCACCACGGCGGATTTTGTCGGCGCGGCTCGCGCCCTGATCGAGCAGGGTACCGGCTTCGATACCATCCTCAACGGCGGCCTCAAATCCTCGGCCCACCTCTCGGTACTGCTCAAGATGCCGGCGCGCGATGCCGCCGAAATGGTGGCCAAGCTGCGGGAGGCTTACGGCCTGGCTGACAACGAACTGGAGAAGATGGCCGACCTGACTCAGCGGGCCAGGTTTGCCTTCGGCATGACCCCGCAGGACATCAAGATCGCCTCCAGCTACTCCGGCGCCACCCAGAACATCCTCGGCCTGACCGGACTGGAGAACGCCAAGAAACTGCTGGCCATGCAGGGGCTTGGGGCCGGGGTTTCGCTGGAAGGGTCGAGCTGGGGCACGAACTTTTCCATGCTGC